TGCTTCTGGTACGCAGTTATGTCGGACTGTACCTTGTTCAGCTGCTGGATTCTGTTCTGCGTTTCCGCGAGAGCGGACTGCGCAGCCTTGAAGGTGCTGGAGAAGTTGCTGTTCTGTTTGGCGGACAGGTTGAACAGCAACTCCCATTCTTTTTGAGCCATAAAATCCCTTTCTCTTGCCATATTCGATTGTGCTGCACCCGGCGGGTGCAATTATGCCCCTCACCGCGGCAAGAACGGCGAGGGGCATAGTTCTATCAGGGAGTGCGGTCAGAATCCTTTTGGGGCTCACCCCCTTCCTTTCTCTGCTGGTAGGCGGCCCATGCTGCGTCCAGCTTGGCCTCGCCATCCGGCATAGCCATGATCTTGAGATATAACCGTTTGCAGCCTCGTGCAAGTCTGGCAGTGTCCTCTGGTGAAATCTCATCAAGGTGAATACGAATATCGTTGTCCATAGTTTGCCTCCTAGCATTATGGTGTACTACCCGTTCACAGTACCTTGAGGGGGTGCCGGGCTTGAGATGGGCTGCCGGGTGTGATAGAATGGCTGCGGGATGTGGTCTGTCAATCGCTCCCGCTTGGCTGCCTTGCGAGTTCGCTGCTTGCATGGCGGCCTTTTGTTTTGCCCTATAGTCTGCCCTTTGTTTGCCGGAACGGAAAGACGATGCTGTTTGCCGGCCGTTTTGCGTCCGAGGTGATGATCTCTTGGGCGGCTTGCAGAGCCTCATACCCGCCGGGCAGAGCGAGGATACAAGCGTACAGCTGCATAAAGGCAACGACCAACTGTGCAACATACTCTTGTGTGATACCCTGCGGCGGGGCGCTGCCGGGCTGCAGCGGTGTGCCGGAATTGGGATTGCTCATGTGGTTGCCTCGCTCTCGCTGCCTTTATGGTTCTGATGGTGTGCGGCTCGGTATGCCTCCAACTCGGCCATGAGTTCCGGGCTTTGCTGGAAACGCTTGTGGAATCCGAGGAATGCGCAGCCGATTCGCGCTGCGACCTCTGGCGGGATCTCGTTCACATTGACATGGATGCTGGTATTCAT